TATATGCCATTGTCCGAGACAAATCTAAAAAGAAAAGTCATCGGGTTTCTTAAAAAGAATTACCCGGATGCGTGGGTTTATAAGGCATCCGACAAGTGGATTTCAGGAATACCGGATCTACTCATCTGCAAGGAGGGAAGGTTTTATGCGATTGAACTTAAAGTCGGTCGAAACAAAGCTACGCCAATTCAAGAGTTTGTTATTCGGAAAATCCACGAAGCGGGAGGACGAGTGTCCGTCTGCCGGAGTGTCGAAGAAGTCGAACGTCTCATCCAAGGAGGAGAAGCCCATGATCAAAATCGGTGACAAAGTGCTCGTTATTGCGCGGATCGCGCAGGTCGTTGAGGACGAAGATGGCGTCCATTACGTAGTAATGCCGGACGATAAGAAGCGCAGTTTTTTCACGCTTCGGATTCGCAAGGAAGACATCCAACCGTCCGCGCCGAACGAATGAGGGCGCTTCCATGAACCGGCAGAAGTCGAAAGAAAAGGAACTTCTTTTAAAGCTGAAGGCCTCAAAAGAGACGCGGGATTCTTTAAAAGAAAATTTGAAGGGGGCCCAGGTTGAATACGACAAAGCGGAGTTTGAGCTTATCGAGTTTTTGGAATCAAACTCGGCGTTGTCGACGGCAAAGTACGAAGGCTTGGGCTATGCGCAGATTCAAAAGCCAAGGCTCTACGCCAACTGCCGGGAAGAAAACATGCGGGAGCTTATCACTTTCTTGGAAAGCCAAGGAAGAGGCGATCTCGTAAAGACAACCGTTCTTCCTCAAACCTTATCCGGCTTTGCGAGCGAGCGCATCGAGGAGGGGCTCGAGATCCCCGAGTTCATCAGTTACTACCTTAAATCGTCACTTAGGCTCTACACATAAAAAAGGAGAAACAAATGGAAAACGCAGTCGAGATTAAAAATAACACAGGCTTGGTTTCGGGAAACGCGCCTCAGCGCGGGTTTGAAGCAGGGGTCGATAAAGAGGATCTCATTATCCCTCGGGCAAAGCTCATCCAGGCTTTGTCGCCTGAAATGACAGAAGGCCTTGAAGGAGTGAAGGTCGGGGCGATCATCAATTCCCTTACGAAGGAAATCCTTCCGCAGGAATTTATCCCGATCTTCATGTTCAAGAATTTCATCCGTTTTAACCCGAGATCAAAGGACGATCCGAATTTCAACTCCGCGTTTGAGCCGGGGGCGGTTATTTGGAAGTCTTCGGACTCCGAGGACCCGCGAGTGCTGGAAGAAGCCAAGTTCGGGGAGGACGGTGAGAAGCCGCTTGCGACGACGTTTCTCAATTTCTTCTCGTTCTTTTCGGGATGCCCGATGCCGGTCGTCGTGAGTTTCTCGAAAACAAGCTACAAAGCCGGGAAGCAATTGCTTTCGCTTGCGAAGTTCGCAACCGGCGATATGTTCTCGAGGAAGTACCGCCTGAGTTCTCAGGTCGAGACAAACCACATCGCAAGTTACGCGGTGCTGAAAGTCGCGGCGACGGGCGCGGCGTCTCCCGAAGATCAGAAGCTTTGCGAGAAGCTTTGGAACGACTTCTCGGCCAAGGCAAAAGACATCCAAGTCCACGAGGAAGGGACGCCGGAGGAAACCGCCGAGACAAGGCCTTACTAAAACCATCTTCTGGAGCTGTTCATGATCGAACAAGTGATTTCCTATGCTCAAAGAGGATGGGCGGTGTTCCCTTGCCGGAACAAAATCCCGCTGACCCAGCACGGTTACAAGGATGCTTCCAAAGACATTGACGCTGTAAAGCGCATGTTTTTGGAGCATCCGAACGAAAATGTCGCCGTCGTAACGGGAAAGATTTCAGGGATCTTCGTTCTTGATATCGACGTCAAAAACGGCGCGAAAGGCACAGAGTCCATTTCGGAACTCGAAAAGGAATTCGGCGCTCTTCCGCACAGCGTTGAAGCGATTACTTGGAGTGGAGGCAGGCATGTCTTTTTCAAGTATCCCGAGAAGGGTGTCGGTTGTAAGACCGGCGTCCGGCCGGGGATCGATATCCGCGGCGACGGCGGGTATGTGATCGCCGCACCTAGCGTCATCGAAGGCAAACCCTACGCTTGGGAGGTAAGTCATCATCCGGACGAGACGATGATTGCCGACGCGCCCGAATGGCTTCTTGATCTTCTCGAGGACAAAAAGCCGCCTGTCGATCTCTCGGATGAGGGAGCGAAGATCACCGAGAACCGCAACGACACGCTCATGCACATGGGCGTGCGGCTTCGCAAAATGGGTCTTGATCATCCTCAGATCGAGACAATGCTTCATTCGATCAACGAAAGCCGGTGTTTGCCGCCTCTGCCGAAAAAAGAAGTCTCAAACATCGCAAAAAGCGTTTCGCGCTATAACGTTGCGCCGGACGACAAACCCTCCGATCCGTACACCGACGTGTGGAGTGCGAACCTCTTTTTCGAGAAGTACGGAGATGTGATCCGCTACTGCGACGCTTTAAACGGCTGGTTTATTTGGGACGGCACGCGCTGGAAGAAGGACGAGAAGTTTCAGATTCTTTCGCTCGCCAAGAACACGGCCAAGCAAATCTATCAAATGGCGAAATCGAGAAACGACAAGCTTCTTTTCAAACACGCCGTTCGCTCAGAGTCTGAGACGCGTCTTAAAGCGATGGTCAATCTCGTGCGCTCGGAAGGTGAGATCGCGGCGATCTCAAGCCAGTTCGACGTCGACATTTATTTTTTGAACTGTAAGAACGGAACACTCGATTTAAGAACTGGGGAAATTCACGCGCACCAAAAAAGTGACAACATCACGCGGCGTATTGAACTTGATTACAACCCTGATGCCGAGTGTCCGGCGTGGCTCAAATTCTTAGAGAGCATTTTCCAAGGCGACAAGGAGCTCATCGCGTTCATGCAGAAGGCGGTCGGCTATTCGCTCTCAGGCTCGATGAAGGAACAGTGCATTTTCATTCTCTATGGTGTCGGCATGAACGGAAAGTCGACATTTTTAAAACACCTTTTCAAGATTTTGGGTGACTACGCGATCAGCGCACCGGCCACGACGCTTATGGAAAAGCATAACGAGACTATTCCGAACGATCTTGCGCGTCTTAAAGGCACACGTTTCGTCACAGCGGTTGAGTCAGGGAAAAACAAGGCGCTTGCCGAAGCACAGATAAAACAGCTCACGGGCGATGATCCGATCTCGGCTCGGTTTTTGCACCGCGAATATTTCGATTACTTCGCCACGTTCAAGATTTTCCTCGCGACCAATCACAAACCCAACATCTCGGGAACGGACAAAGGCATCTGGCGGCGCATCCGAACGATTCCATTTGAGAAGGTGATCTCGGCCGAGGAGCGTGACCCGCTTCTGGACGCGAAGCTCGCGGCCGAGTACGAGGGGATTTTGGCTTGGGCGGTGCGCGGCTTTCTGCTTTGGCAGACGGAGGACTTGGGAGACGCGCTCAAGATCTCCGAGGCGACGAACGAGTACCGCGAGGAGTCGGACATCATCGGCGGGTTCATCGAGGAGTGTTGCGAAACGGGGCCGGAATGCAGAGCGTCCTCAAGCGCGCTTTTAAAAGCGGCCCAGCTTTGGGCGCGGGACAGCGGGCTTCGTTCGATTCGGAGAAACGAGTTCTTGGACTACATGAAAAAGCGGGGTTTTGAGAAAGACCGGCTGACCGCTGGCGGTGACAAAGGGAAGTTTTACTGGTTCGGCATTGGCCTCAAGAGTGACGAAAGTGAAGGAAGTGAAGAAACTTTCGGGAGTTATCCCAACAATCACGAGGGCGCGGGGTATGAGAAGCGGCCGTTTTAGTGAAGAAGTGACAGGTAGTGAAATTTGTTTTCATGAATGTTCACCCATCGAACGTGTTGATTTACAACGAGTTAGGCGTGAAGCGCCGATAGTGAAGTTATTTCTCTATTTATACGCATAAGAGAAGAAAGAAAAAATAAATCAATATATGGAAGTAATAGAAAAACAACTTCACTTCACTCACTCCATCACCGGCGACGACAAGGCTTTGGCCTCAAGACGGCACCGGATGTTCGGGGAATTGCTCAAACGGTTTGTGGATGGGACGCGGTGGCTCAACAAGCAGATGGCCTTGGGAGCCGATGTTGAACGCGATAAGCGGGACTTTAACCGCACGGTGGTCGAGCCGATGGACGGGCTGTGGCTTTTGCTCACGCAAAGCGAGAAGGACTACTGGTGGACGGTTGTAAGGGCGACTCAGATTTTTAAAGGGAGGCTCATCTGATGCAGTACTTCTTTCCGATTATTTTAATCACGCTCGATCTGTGGGCGGCTCTGGTGTATGGGCTCTGCGGTGACGTAAAGCACGCGATCTATTGGGTCGCGGCCGCTGTGCTCACCGCTTGCGTCACATTTTAACGGGTCCTTGGAGGGGGTGTCGGCCGGGCGGGTCGGGCGAGGCGTTCGCTTCCTCTGCGCAAAAAATACTTTTTTGGGTTTCCGCTTCCTATGGGTGCAATGGGTCGGTATCGGCGCACCCTGGGGCAGAAAAGGCGTAACCCCAAGGCATTTCAATGGGTTGTAACGATTTATCAAATCAAAAATGGAGGGCTTTACGATGTCACTAGGAATCAAACAACCGGAAATCGGAAAACTTCTTCTTTCCTCTATCAAGCCAGACCCGGAAAACCCGCGCGAAATATCTACCGAGGCTTTTTCGGGCTTAAAAGCAAGCCTTGAACGCTTCGGATATGTGGATCTTCTGATCGTTAATAAGCGAAACATGATGCTCGTGTCAGGGCATCAAAGATACAAAGCGATGACCGAGGCGGGGATAGCGGAGGCCGACTGCATCATCGTGGATCTTGATGACCTACAACATAAGTCGCTGGCCGTCACGATGAATAACCAACAGATCGTCGGAGCGTTCACGGCCGCGATTATTCCTATCTTGGAAAAACTTCGCCAAGAAGCGCCGGAGGAGTATCTCGCGCTTCGGCTTGGGGAGCTCCGAAAAGAATTCGCTGAATTTGAAATCGAAAATAATGGCGCGGGCAATACCGCGCCCGATGACATTCCAGAAGGCGTACCGCCGGTGACCCAGCCCGGCGACATCTGGCGGATGGGTGACCATCGGCTCATGTGCGGCGACAGCACAAAGTCCGATCAAGTCGCAAAACTTTTTGACGGCGAGGCGAAAGCAAAACTCTTTTCAACGGACCCGCCTTACCTTGTGGATTACACCGGCGCGGATCGCCCGGGCGGCGGGAAGGACTGGTCGGATAAATATCACGAGGTCGAGATAAAGGATGTGGATGGTTTCTTTCGGTCGATGTATCAAGTTGGTTTTCAATTTGTCAAACCGAATTCCGCGATTTACATGTGGCACGCGGACAAGCGCGTGAAAGTCATAAACGAGATTTTGGAAAGTCTCGACATCATGGTTCACCAAACAATCATTTGGGTGAAGCCCGCGATTCTTATGACCTACGCGTATTTTCCGTGGCGGCATGAACCCTGTCTTTTCGGATGGAAGAAAGGTTTTAAGCCACACCTGAACTCTGCGGCGAAATGGAGCGACAGGAATACGCAAAACAACAGCACCGTCTGGAGGGTCGATCTTCTGCGTTCAGGCGATCCGATGGATCCGGCTTACTATTCCGACATCTGGGAAGTCGATTTTGAGGGCAAGAAACGAAACAACGGAAAGCTTCACCCCACAACAAAGCCCACCGAATTATTCGCCATTCCGATGAGGATTCACACACAGCCGGGAGACATTTGCTACGAACCTTTTTCGGGATCGGGGTCGCAGATCATCGCGGGCGAGCGTGTAAACCGCAGAGTTTTTGCGATGGAGATCGAACCGCACTTCGTGGATGTCGCGGTCAAGAGGTGGGAGGATTTCACGGGCAAAAAAGCGGAACTTATCCGGTAGGAGGGATCACTTGAGTGATGAACCGGTTAAGAAAAAATTTGATGTCGTCGAGATCGCAAAGAAAAAGCGTCATGCCCATCTCCTTGAGAAACTTCAAAAATCATCCCTAACATCTGGAGAGCTCGAAGAACTTAAACGATTCGAGCGGGCTGATCTTCCGGCGGGTGTCGTTGAGTTCCAGGAAGGTGTCGCTAGAACATTCGGCATTACGGAGCGAACGATCCGAACCTGGGTTCAGCAGGGCATGCCGGTCAGGGAAGGCGGAGGTTATGACCTTGCTGAGATTTACCGCTGGAAGCTTGAAAAAGACGGTGAGGGCGATGGAAACCCAAAGCATCACTGGGAAACTCATTACCGCCAGTACAAAGCGCTCTCGGCTGAAATCGATTATCGAAAAGCTTTGGGCGAGCTTGTCACAAAAGATGAGGTAGAACAAGGCCGCGTCCAACGCATTCTTATCATTAAAAAAGCGCTTCTTGGCTTGCCCGCCCGGCTTGCGCCTCAAGTAGTGAATCTCGAAATTAAAAAAGCCGAAGAAATTATCCGAATTCGAATCGAAGAAATAATCAACGATTTTGCGAGGGGTGGTGATGGAACTGTCGATGCTCGACGAGACAGCGCCGATGTGGTCGGGGCTTGAGCGTAATGCCTGGAAACTGCCGGAACTCTTAACGGTTTCGGAGTGGGCGGATAGGAACCGCGTTCTCGATCCCATGATCTCGGCAGAGCCGGGGCAGTGGATCACGGATCGCACGCCCTATCTTCGTGGCATCATGGATGCTTTTATTGACCCCGATGTCGAAGAAATAACGCTCATGATGTCGGCGCAAGTCGGAAAGACCGAATCAGAGCTTAATTTCATTGGTTACTGCATCGATCAGGATCCGGGGCCTTTGCTTTATGTGAGCACCCGTGCCGATGACGCGGAGAGCGTCAACGTCAAGCGTGTGCAGCCGATGGTAAGACTTTCAGAAGCTTTGCATGGACACATGACGAGTCGGGAAGATGATTTCAAGAAAGAAGAAATCACGCTCGACCGCATGCTCATATATTTTTGCGGTGCCAATTCCCCTGCGGCTCTCGCATCAAAACCGATCCGCTATCTCATCTTGGACGAAGTCGACAAGTACCCTAAGTTTTCGGGGCGCGAGTCGGATCCGATCAAGCTTGCGCGTGAGCGCACCAACACTTTTTGGAACCGTAAGATTATCAAGTCATCCACGCCGACCACTCGCCAAGGTTATATCTTCCGAGAATATGAGCAAAGCGATAAGCGTAAGTATTTTGTGCCGTGTCCTTATTGCGGTCACTATCAGGTTTTAAATTTCCTGTCGGGCGTTAAGTTTCCAGAAGAGGAACGAGATCCGCAGAAGATCCGAGACCGGCGTCTGGCTTGGTATGAATGCGCCAAGTGCAAAGAAAAGATCGACGACGCTCAAAAGCACCGCATGCTTTTAAAGGGCGTCTGGCTTCAGGATGGCCAAAGCGTCGACAAGAACGGCGTGGTCGCGGGCGAGAGGGTTTTTACAAGAAAGATTGGTTTTTGGATCAACGCGCTTTATTCACCGTGGAAAACGTTCTCGGATATCGCGGCTGAATTTTTAAGCTGTGAGGGGCGTCCTGAGCTTCTCATGAATTTTGTGAATTCGTGGCTCGCCGAGGTCTGGGAAGAAAGAACACTTGAAACGACTGAAAAGAAAATTTTAAGTCTTCAAATCGAATACCCACCGGTGTCCATTCCGCAGAACGCGCTCATTCTTACGGCGGGTGTCGATGTTCAGAAAGATCATTTTTACTACGCCATCCGCGCCTGGGGAGCCCATGAGGAGTCGTGGCTTGTCAGGGCACTTCGCGTGGAAACGTGGGATGAGCTTATCACGGACATTTTTAAGACCGAATACGCCGGAGAGGATGGATATAAAGCCTTCGTGCGCCTTGCGTGTATCGACTCAGGCTACAGGGCGGATGAAGTTTACGAGCTGTGTAGGCATTGGAGGGATCGCGCCCGGCCGACCAAGGGCGTGGCAAAGCTCAGCGGCGTGCCTTACATGGTTTCAAAGATCGACCGGAATCCGAAAACCGGCGAAGTTATCCAAGAAGGTCTGTCGCTCTTTCGGTTAGACACTACATATTTTAAGGACAAGATTTCAAGATTTATCAATTCACAGCGTGAGGATCGCAGCCAGTGGCACATCTATAAAGGCGTGTCGGATCAATACGTGAAGCAGATGTGTTCTGAACACAAAGTCATTGTCCGGAATAAAACAAAAGGTCAGGCGTGGGAAGAGTGGCAGCTTAAAGGATCCGCAACGCCGAACCACTTCTGGGACTGCGAGGTCGCGGCCGCCGCAGCTGCCGAGATGCTGAGGGTCAGCACTTTAAAACCAGAAGACGTTCGCCGGATCAGACTCGCACAAGCGGGGGATGAGAGTCGTCCTCAAAAAAATTCCAACTCACCGGGCGGCTGGAATCGGGGCAACACGGCTGGGTGGTTTCAGAGATGACCTGGGTAGGAAACCACAAGAACTGGTTTTCAAATTATTCTAAGAAAACTCCGCGGCCGCCGCTGGAAGAAAAAAATAAATCGGAATTAAAAACAGTTAATTCGGTTGATTACATTGTTATGAAGTGCCCGGTCTGTGGATCGAAAAAATGCCCAGTCCATACTTCGGATCCACCGATTCGTTATCACCGCTGTGAGAACGGCCACAATTTTAAATCCGTCGAAAAATAGAGGGCTTTTGCCCTCTTAACTTTTCTCATCTGGTCAGAGCTTTATTAATTTGAAAATACGAAAACACTATGGCCCTATCCCAATGAAATGAAGGTTCACACAAACAAGGGGGTAAAAATGAAAAACATCGAAGTGGTTGATATTCGGAAAATCACCGGCGACGGAAACCTGAAGGCTTTCGCGGACGTGAAGTTCAGCGACACGATCATCGTGAAAGGCTTCAACGTCCTTATGGGGAAGCGTGGCGTGTTCGTGACGATGCCGCGCAAAGCGTCGAAGGATGGCCGGTGGTTCGATATCCTGACGCCGCTGAACGATGAAGTCAAAAAAGAGATCGAGGATAAGGTGCTCGATGCTTATGAGAAGGAGTCGGCGTGAGCGTCTCGAACAATTTACCGACGGAATCGGTTTTCGGAACGCTTCAGGTTCTTGGCTATAAAGTTCTTCTTAAGAATTACGAGTGCACAATCGGCACGGTCGATTTTGTAGCCAAAAAGAACGGGAAGCTTTTCTTTGTTGGCGTGAACAGGCCGCGCCTCGAAGTGCAGCTTGTCTCAACCTACTATCTGAAGCGGTATGGAATTAAGGACGTTCAAAGCGCGGAGATCATTCTATGAAAATAATCCGAGTTGATGAACACGTGGCGCGTCTCATCGAGCGCAACCAAAAAGAAGGCGAATCTATAAATGACACAGTTCGTAGGCTCATCGGACTTGGAAAAAGGAAAGAATTGAAATGAAATACTTCAGCCAAAATCACGATGTCGTGGTCAATGCTTCCGGCGGTTATGCCGTATTGGAGCGGCTGGGGTTTAAAACAGAGGGGGATGAAATGGCGAAGAAGAAAAAAGCTGTGGCTAAAGCGGCCGCACCGAAAAAGGTCGAGTTAGCGTCAAAAGCAACGGTCACAAAAGCCAGCGAGGAATTCAGAAAAAAAGTCCTCGGTGGAAAAAATGGAAAAACACGCAACGAGATGATGCTCGAGGTCAAGTCGATGGGTGTCAAAAACTTCCGCGTGATGAATAAAGAAGAGCTCGCGGAGATCGTTGGGGGCGCGAAACCTGACCGTATCCAGGCGATTATGAAAGAAGCGGTTACGCGCTGGAAGGCTGGCTGGAAGAAGAAATAAGCGGAGTGGCCGGGAGCCCCGCGAGGCTTCCGGTTAACGCTACGGCTCGGTCACAAGTCCGGGCAAAATCACGTTCCTAATTATTAGGAACGACCCCCTTTAAATAAAAATATACGGCGGTATCATAGAGCTTGGGAGAAATCCTAAGTTTTTTGCTTTCTCGTCGTCGGCCTCATGAACCGGCGATCCTGACAACTAAATAGAAGTCCCATGCGCATGGGCAAGATCTGCAGCTTCGACTGCAGGTCCTGCCCATTTTTATTTGGCTGTCAGGAAACCTTTAAGGAGACACGGTGACCGTATCCGCTCAAGTCATGCTCGACAACATTGAGGCCGCAATCAACGCCCGCCTGACGGGCGGGGCGGTTCAGTCGTATTCAATTGGTGGCCGCAATCTTCAGTACATATCTTTAAGCGAACTTAGGCAGATGCGCGATCAGTTGAAGCGTGAGATCGCATCTCAAACGCCGAACGGCGCAAGAAACTACGCGAGTTTTAAAAATCCTATATGAATCAAAAAGAAACTCTAGGCGAACGCATCAGCAAAGGCATAGACAGCTTGATCGGCGTGTTCTCCCCGAAAGCCGCCTACAAAAGAAAAGCTTTCCGGAGAGCGCAGACGATGCTCGGGTCTTACCGGGGCGCTGACAAAACAAGGCTCCGGTCGAGCTGGTGGCCGGGCGGGGGTTCGGCGGATGAAGATCTCTTGCCTGATCTACCAGTTTTGCGCGAACGAAGCAGGGACCTTAACCGAAATGACGCGCACGCCGCTGGAATCACAACAACGGTTACTTCAAACACAGTGGGTACAGGAATCAAACCTCAAAGCCGGGTTAAAACGAAGAAGCTCGGCATATCTGATGATGAGGCGACCGTGTTTCAAGAGGCGGCCGAGGACAACTGGGAGAAGTGGTGTCCGTTCGCTGATGCCGGGAGCCGCATGGACTTCTATGAAATCCAAAATCTCGTCGACCGGCAAATTCTCGAAAACGGGGAGATCATTCTTTTGCCGCTCATGCTGGACGGCAAGTCACGGCCTTTTTCGCTCGCCTTTGACATTGTGGAAGCAGATCGCCTTGAAACCCCACCTGATAAAAGAGCCGACAAAAACGTTCGCTACGGCGTTGAGATTGGAGAACGCGGGGAACCGGTCGCTTACTATATCCGAAAAACGCATCCGGGAGATCTTACTTTATCCCGCGGCGCTGAGCGCCGGTACATGCGAATCCCGGCCGTAGGCGACACCGGAAGAAAAAACATCATCCACCTTTACTGGGTGAACCGCCCGGGTCAGACGAGAGGTGTTCCTTTCTTCGCGCCGGTCATGAATTACTTCAAGGACTTGGCCGATTATATGGAGGCAGAGCTTGTCGCCGCACGCGTGGCCGCGTGTTTTGCGGTGTTCATCAAAAAAGACGACAACTACGCGGCCGCTCTCAGCAACGCCTCCGAAACGAATTCAAAAGGTCAAAGGATTCAGGAACTCGAGCCGGGCATGATTGATTACCTCGGGCCCGGTGAAGACATATCGGCTTTTAACCCGAATAGACCCGGCGGGCAGTTCGAGCCGTTCGTGGATCGAATCTTACGGGCGATTTCAACGGGATTAAATCTTCCGTATGAGATTGTCGCCAAGGATTTCTCGAAAACGAATTACTCAAGCGCTCGGGCGGCGCTACTCGAGGCAAGGCGTTATTTCATGGTGCGCCAAGCGTGGCTTTCAAGAAAACTCTGCCAACCCGCATGGGACATGCTTCAAGAGGAAGCGTTTTTAAAAAACCAACTGCCCGCGAAGTCATTTTACGAAAAAAAGAGCGACTGGTGCCGCGCCCGGTGGATCGCGCCCGGCTGGCAGTGGGTGGACCCGGTGAAAGAAGCCAAGTCCTCCGAGATGGCTATTGATATCGGGATCTCCACCTTAGCTGACGAGGCCGCATCTCAAGGCAAAGACTGGGAAGAGGTCTTGGAACAGCGCGCCCGCGAAGTGTCGAAGGTAAAAGAACTCGAGGATAAATATGGCGTCAAGATTCTCGGCGCGTCGTCCGGGAGCGTGGATACGGAACCCGAAGAAGAACTGGTCGGCGCGGGCGAGCGAAAAGGCGAAGGGAGTTCTTAAAGAAACATGAAACGCGAGCTTTTAAGAACAGAAATCGCAAGGGGTATCAAACAAGGTTTCGGCGTTGACCGCGAAAAAGGGGTTATCCGCGGCTTCGCGGTCATGACGAAGGGTTTTGTCAATGACGCCCGCGGCTGGGAAATCGACGAGACGACGCTTGATCAAGTTATCCAGGCAGGAAATCATTTAACAATCGGTCTCAAATCACGTTTCGGCCATCCCATGATGTCGAGCGAAGCACTCGGGACATTCCTTGGGAGAGTGAGGAATTTCAGCAAAGAAGGAGAAGTCGTCAGGGCTGATCTTTATTTCGACGAGTCGGCTTATAAGACGCCGGATGGGGATCTTGCCACTTACGTCATGGACTTAGCCGAAAACGACCCGGAAGCTTTCGGGGCATCCGTTGTTCTTCTGGAATATGACCTTGAAGAACAGCTAGAGGCAGACGGCAAAACGCCGAAAAAGGATGCGAATGGAAATCCCCTTCCCGAGAGACTCCGTGTCGCCAAGCTTTCATCGGTCGACGTGGTGGATGAACCGGCCGCGAATGAGGGGTTTTTCGGAAAGTTTTTCCCGGACAACGTGAAGCTTTCGGCGGGTTTGGCTGAATTTCTCGACAGGTTCATTCAAAACCCGGAAGCGGTCGAGAAGGCAG